TTTCTACTAGCTTCAGTGCTGTGTTGGTCAGACCTCGAAGCTCAGGTGAATTAGCTGCTAGTCCATCTAATTTTCCTTTTATTGCACCAATCAGTCCGTCGGATCCGCCACCAAGTGCTCCACCAATAGCGCCTTTAATGTCTCCGCCTTTTAGTGCCGATGACATCATCTGGCTGCTAACTCCAGGAATTTTAGAATTAATTTTGCTAGTAACAGTATCTATTGTAGCAGATTTTACTGCATTTTTAGCTGCTGATTTTAAATCAAATGCCATATTAAAATCCTAATGTATTACGTAATGCTGAAGGATCTGGTAAAAATATTTTAGTGCCTGCGACAAAGTCAAATACAGGATCTTTTAATATATCTAAATTACGCTGTGCAAATACCCACCATAAATCTTTTCTACCATATGTAATGTGTGCTAGTAAATCAGGACGATATGTAAATTCAGTTGTTATTTCAAATACAATATCGTCTCTGTTAGCAGGAACAGGACGAGGTTTTAGTATGTCTAAATATCCAGATTGATTAATTGGAGTACGTGCATACGGACTTAAACTGTTTTTTTCCATTATACAAATCCTTCCGCGCCGCCAATATGTCTGCCGCCTGCATAATCATTTAAACTAAATCCTGCTTGCGAACGTCTTGCGTATTGTGGCTGTAGTGTAACTGTAATTGAACTTTGTGTAGGAACATAGTTAGGATGCCCGTTAACGGTACACATAATATAATCTACATCAACTGGTAAATCTGTAGTAAAGTTTGTTATTACAACTGGCATATCATTTAATATATGTTTACCATAGCCGTTAAGTCTACAAACAACTGGAGGATTTCCTAACGGATTACTATTTCCGTAAAACATTTTAGTTGCAGTTCTTAAAAAGTGCAAACATGCTATCCAGTATTTTGCATCGTTTTCGTTTTCTTGATAAAATTCGCCAGTGATTGTAATTGCATCTACTTGACTGCTTTCGTATGCATTGTATGCATAATTTGTATGAGTAGGTTGCACTTGTGAATAGTTTGCACTATGACTTAAAAGTACCGTTGGGTTAAAAGGAAATATCATTTTATTTCCTGTATTCCAAACTCCTTGGCTAGTTGCTCTCATCGGCGCAAGTATATCGCCTTCGTCTAGTATAACGTCTGGGACACCAATACTAACACGCCAATCACCTGCTTCAGTAACACTATTAGTTGATGCAATAATTGCTCTAGAAATCGTTCTGTTATTATTAGACGATCCAAATCCACCCGTTTGGTTAATAAATGTCGCAGCTAGTTTTCCTAGTGGACCTAAGGCACCTAGCTTCTGTGTTACAGTATCGCCGATAGCAGATTTAATTGCGCCGCCGACATCACTTACAATGCTACTTAGAAAGTTTGTGGAAGCTTTTTTAATACTAAACGCCATAATTATCTTGTCTCCTATACTACTATTTAGTTGACAAAATTATGTATGTATATTATAATTATTCTTCGGTTGACACTGATACAATTGTCGTGTATAATAGTAATTAACACTATAGGAGAGAATGATGCGTCCCAAGAATTATCTAAACAATAAAGACATACTTAAAGAAATACACAAATCAAAGAATCAGTTCAACAGTTATTTAGAACCTGAATATGGTCAATATGATATTATTTTACTAGATGTAGGTAAAATAAATCGACTGTCTGTTGCTGAAGCAAAGCGTAATAAAGCAAAGAAGATGTCTTCAGCAGAATACGAGCGCAGGAAAGGCTTAGGTGAGAAGGTCAAACAAGCAGAATGCGAAACATTAGCATCTGAAATTACAAAAGAAGAGCTAATCTTCCGTGTAATGACATTTGATCACATTCCAGAAGAGCCAGGTCGCAAAAAGAACCCTAAGACTATTGCTGATACAAAAGTTAAGCTACCGTTTCCCCCATTTAAACATTACAAGTATGATGACGAAGGCGAAATTATCCTAGTAGGTAAAAGCCATTGGGAAGGCGGGATGGATAACGGCAATTTTAATCATAAGCACGGTAAAGCAACTAACAACCTTGCTATGATGTGGTTAAAACTTGTTGATCGTTATGCAACTCGAGGCAATGTACGTGGTTACACATATAATGATGAAATGAAAGGACAAGCTATCTTGCAACTTTCACAAATTGGACTACAGTTTGACGAATCTAAGTCAGATAATCCATTTGCATACTATACTGCTGCTGTTACTAATAGTTTTGTACGTGTTATTAACATAGAAAAACGCAATCAAAACATTAGAGATGATATCTTAGAGATGAATGACTTGTCTCCTAGTTATACAAGACAGAATCAAGGCGAATGGGAAGCAAGTGTGAAGCGGAATGAAGAAGCTCCGATCACTCAATACACAGGTTCCAAGAAATAGGTTGACAGGTGTTAACATTTGCTATATACTTTAACAAGTACATATGGAGAATAAAACTTGTTTAAAAAAGCTGCGGTATTTACAGACATCCATTTTGGATTGAAGGGCAATAGTCGTGTTCATAACGAAGATTGCGAAGAATTTATTGATTGGTACATAGAACAAGCTCAAGCTGCTGGTTGCGAAACTGGTATCTTCTGCGGAGACTGGCATCACAACAGAAATTCACTTAACCTTACCACTATGGATGCAACAATTAGAAGTATGGAAAAGCTTGGTGCTGCATTTGAGAAGTTTTACTTCTTTGATGGTAACCATGACTTGTATTATAAAGACAAGCGTGACGTTAACAGTACTGCTTTTGCAAAACACATTCCAGGCATTACGTTTATAGACGAAATCTTCATTGAAGATGATGTTGCACTTGTGCCGTGGCTTGTTGGTGACGAGTGGAAGAAGATGAAAGACATCGAAACAAAGTATTTGTTTGGACACTTTGAACTTCCTAGCTTCTATATGAACGCATTGGTTAGAATGCCTGATCATGGTGACCTAAAGCCTGAACACTTTAAGCATCAAGAGTATGTATTCAGTGGACACTTCCACAAACGTCAGAAGCAAGGTGCTATTCATTACATTGGTAATGCATTTCCGCACAACTATGCTGACGTAGGTGATGATGACCGTGGTATGATGATACTTGATAAAGAGAATAACAAAGAGCCGGAGTTTATTAACTGGCCCAACTGTCCTAAGTACCGTACTGTAACACTTAGTAACCTAATTGACAACGCAGATACCTTTATTAAACCTAAAATGTACTTGAGAGTAACGCTTGACCTTCCTATTAGTTACGAAGAAGCAAGCTTTATCAAGGAAACATTCATTACCCAGTACAACTGTCGTGAGATCACACTTATTGCACAGAAGCACTTAGAAGAAATGAGTACAGAGCTTGATATTGCACAGTTTGAAAGTGTAGATCAAATCGTAAGCAATGAAATAGCAGAACTTGACACTACTAACTTTGATAAAAGTTTGTTGTTGCAAATATATAATGGACTAGAATCATAATATGATAAAGATTAAAGACCTTACCGTAAAAAACTTTATGAGTGTGGGCAATCAGACTCAAGCAGTAGACTTTGACCACGAACAACTAACATTGGTACTAGGTGAGAACTTAGATCAAGGCGGTGATGACAGTGGATCACGTAATGGTACCGGTAAAACTACTATTATCAACGCTTTGTCCTATGCATTGTATGGTACAGCACTTACAAACATCAAACGCAACAACTTGATCAACAAAACTAACAGCAAAGGCATGATAGTAACATTGCAATTTGAAAAAGATGGCAATAGTTACCGCATTGAACGAGGACGTTCGCCTAATATCTTTAAATTCTATATTAATAATCAAGAAACTCTAGTAGACGAGTCACAAGGCGACAGTAGACAGACACAAGACGATGTAAACACCCTGTTGGGCATGAGTCATGATATGTTTAAACATATTGTTGCACTGAATACCTATACTGAACCGTTTTTAAGTATGCGTGTTAATGATCAGCGTGTTATCATCGAACAATTACTAGGTATTACTATACTATCCGAGAAAGCTGACTTACTTAAAGAGCAAACTCGTCAGAGCAAAGACGCTATCACCGAAGAAACGCTAAAGATCAATGCTATTCAAACTGCAAACGAAAAAATTGAAGTAAGTATTGAACAATTAGTCGGTAGACAACGTGCATGGGTGTCTAAACACAAGCAAGACCAAGATAAATTAGCAAATGCTATTGATCAATTAGAACATTTAGATATTGAGACTGAACTTGAGCTGCACGAAAGGCTTTCTAACTGGACTGAACACAATAACAAGATAACTTCTCTGAGAAAAGAACTAAGCACACTGGAACCAGCACTACAACGTGCAGATAAGAGTGTTGCAAAGCTTGTTAAGGATATTACAGATCTTGATGATGCAACTTGTTACACATGTGGTCAAGAATTACATGCAGACAAGAAGGCAGAGATCGCAGAGCGTAAAGATAAAGAACTTATTGACGCAAACGCTTATCAAGTAGAAGTTTCTGACAAATTATCACATGTTGTTACTGATCTCGAAGCAATTGGTGACATTAATGGCAAGCCTACAACGTTTTACGATAGTGCAAAAGAAGCATACGAGCATAGAAGCAACGTAGACAACTTAAAACAGACATTAGACACAAAGATCGCCGAAGAAGACCCATATACTGCACAAATTACCGACCTAAATGAAACTGCTATCCAAAAAGTTGATTGGGGTGTTGTTAACGAGCTTACAAGTTATAAAGAGCATCAAGAGTTCTTGTTAAAGCTACTTACAAACAAAGATAGTTTCATTCGTAAGAAGATCATTGATCAAAACTTAGCATATCTTAACAACAGACTTACATATTATCTTGATAAGATTGGCTTGCCGCATCAAGTTGTATTCTTAAATGACTTGAATGTTGAGATTACTCAGTTAGGACAAGACCTAGACTTTGATAACTTGTCAAGAGGCGAACGTAACAGACTTATCTTAGGCTTGAGCTTTGCATTCCGTGATGTTTGGGAAAGCTTATACCAGAATATTAATTTATTGTTCATTGATGAACTTATAGACAGTGGTATGGATACTGCTGGAGTAGAAAATTCGTTAAGCATACTTAAAAAGATGGCACGGGAACGTGAAAAGAACATCTATCTTATCTCACACAAAGATGAACTCATTGGAAGAGTTAATCATGTGTTACGAGTAGTAAAAGAAAATGGCTTCACCTCATACGAACCAGATTTAGATATTACTAGTATCGTATAAATACTAAGTAAATTCTAAAGGAGATATAATGTTTACGCAAAATAATTATTTAAAAGAATATTATGATATTATAAAAAATAACAAAGTACTAGATCCAAAATCTCAATATTGTGAAAGACATCATATCATTCCTAAATCACTGAATGGATCTAATAAAAGAGACAACGTTGTGTGCCTTAGTGCTGAAGATCATTTTTTGTGTCACAAGTTATTAGTTAAATTTACAACAGGAGTCGACAATCAGAAGATGTGGAGCGCTTTATGGAGAATGATGAATAAACAAAGTCGTTCGCAGCAAAGAGAGTACACATTTACAGAAAAAGACTATGAAGAGGCAAGAATCAAACATTCAATTGCGCAATCTAAAAGAATGAGCAAAGAAAACAATCCTTTTTTTGGAAAAAATCACAGCGAAGAAACTAAGAAAAAAATGTCAGAAGCAAAAAAAGGAAAGTCATATGAAGAAATCTTTGGAGACGAATATGCTTCTGTTATGCGAGAAAAGCGTAAGAATGAAACTACTGGAAAAAAGAGAAGTGATTCTACAAAAGAAAAAATTAGACAAAATAAGTTAGGAAAATCTAGAGATCCTGAGCTAATGAAAAGAATAGGCGAAAAACTTAAAGGCAGAAAGCAATCACAAGAAACTATAGAGAGAAAAAAATTAGCACGAATAAACGGACAGAAAACTTGCGAGTTTTGTGGAAAAACTACAATGCTTACGAATTACAAAAGATGGCACGGACAAAATTGTAAATCATATGCAAATGACTTAGAGGTTACAAACTAATGGAAGATGACGCACATGACTTGCTTGTAAAAGCATATCTGGCATATTTTGCAGCAAATGAAAAATTTGAAAGACGAAATAGTGTACGAACACATCGCGCGGTACGAAAGTGCTTGCGTGAAATTCGTACGTTAGCAAAAGACCGCGCAGATCAAATACATAACCATCATAACACAACAAGGCAAACCAGAACTTAGGCAAAATAATTTAGGCTACGGTAAGTATACTCATGCAGTGGACTTACGAAGGCAACGAGATTGACCAAATACCAAACGACTACGAAGGATTTGTTTATCTTATTACCAACACCACTACAGGCCAGAAATACATAGGCAAGAAACTAGCAAAGTTTAAAACTACTAAGCCACCACTTAAAGGCAAGAAAAATAAACGGCGCGGAACTAAAGAAAGTGACTGGAGAGAATACTATGGCTCCAGTGATAGACTGAACGCAGACGTTGCAGCACTAGGCGCAGATAAATTTACAAGAGAAATACTATACCTATGTAAAGGTAGGGGCGAAATGTCCTACATAGAGGCAAGAGAACAGTTTGAACGCAGAGTACTTGAAACAGATGAATACTACAACGGTATTATAAATGTTAGAGTCGGTGGATCAGACAAACTCAAACAGGCATTACTAGAACATCACATGCAGGCAAAAAAATTAATTTAATCAGTTGACAGCTACATCGAAATCAACTATACTTGTTTATAGGCAGATTTAATATACAAGCTCAACAGGCATCCACAGGCAAACATTCCAACACATAAGGTTAGCGGGCCGGATAATAATACCGCTGTGGAAAAAGCTCTCGTATAGAAGCACACGTACATATTGATCGACTACCCAGAGGTAGGAAGCCACCAAACAAATTGGGCTCACTGGTTGATATAGATTGTATTGTTGGCAGTCGAAAAACACAACATAGTTCATAAAAACTTCTTAGCAACAGGAACGAAGCGGAAGGTAATGTACTATAAAGGTAGCACTAACACAGTTAATGCGCTCTTTATGTTACATGATGTCGAT